ATATTTGGGTTCAATCAAGACATTCTAGCATGGCACTTTTTCAGAAAATTCCTAGTCGAAGGTATTTTATCATTTGAGATAGTATTTGATAAAAAAGGAAAAAATGTAATAGGATTTAAAGAGATAGATTCAGCATCTCTAGTTCCCACAGTGGAACAACAACCAGATGGTTCTTTTATCGATATATGGATACAATATCCAGATAATCCATCTCTAACTAGGAAATTATACGATTCTCAGGTTATCTATTTAAGTTATGCTAAAGGTGGAGGTACATCATCTAGAATTAGCTATACCGAAAGACTTATCAGATCATATAATCTACTGAGAATTATGGAGCACACCAGAATAATCTGGAACGTGATGAATTCTTCTTACCGTATGGCTATGACTGTTCCTATAGGAACCAAATCACCACAGAAAGCAAAACAAACTCTTGGTGAGCTTATGTCAATATACAAGGAAGATATAAGATTAAATACCGACAGTGGTGAACTAACAGTAGATGGTAGACCTAAGATCCAGTTCTTTAAAAACTATTTAATGCCTTCATCTCCTAATGGTACACCTGATATACAGCCTTTACCTGGTGGTGGAGACGCAACTGCTTTCTCTGATACTAAAGCATTGCAATATTTTGCTAATAAACTAAGAATAGATTCAAAAGTACCAGCTACTAGATTTGGTAGAGACGATTCAGGATCAGAGGGAACCATAACTTTTGCTGCTGATGGTCTGGATCAAGAAGAAATAAGATTTGGTAAATTTATAAACAGACTTAGATCTATTTACCAAGATATTCTAATGAAGCCACTATGGGTTCAATTCTGTTTAGACTTTCCTCAGTTTAAGAATGATTACTTAATTAAATCCGAATTTGGTCTAGATTACGTGAAAGAAAACATGTTCATAGAATCAAAGGAAATGGATGTAATGACAGCTAGAAAGGATCAGGTTATAAAAATTCTAGGACTAAAAGATTCAGAGGGAAAATCATACTTCAGTTTAAATTTTGCTTTGGATAGATGGCTAGGGATGAATAACCAGGATTTTCTAGATAATGCTGAGTACAAGAGAAAAGCTTTAGAAAAAAAGAAAAAAGAAGAGGAGAAGGAAAAAACTGAAGAAGGCGGTGAAGAAGGAGAAACCCCAGAGGAATTCAAAATATAAACATGGCAGGATTCGTAGACAACTTACAAAAATTTAATCCCAATATATCTAGAATCATTAAGTCTATTAGTGGACTTGGATCTTTTGGTATGGAATACAAGGACATGATCATTCAGGATTCAATGGCCATAGGTATTTCCGAGGCCAATCTGAGAGAAAGATTTGGATTTTCTGAAGATGATGAGGATTTTATTTACAGCATAGCATCTCAGGATACTTCAAACAGGAAATACATTGCATATTTCGATAAAGATTATCCGATAAGAAGGGATTTTCTTAGAACCTTTGCTCTTAACTCAGAGATAGAATACATTCTAGATACAATATGTGACGAGGGTATTGTTTACGACGAAAAGAATTTCTTCTGTCATCCTGCAACTATGAGCATGGATCTAAAAGATGATGTTATAAAAGCTCTAAGAAGAAATTTTAGAAAGCTTTATGTTCTTCATAATTTTGCAAATGGTCTTACTGCATGGCAATATTTCAGACAACTTCTAGTAGAAGGATTTTTAGCATTTGAGATAGTATACTCCAATGACGGGAAAGAAATAGTAGGTTTTAAAGAATTGGATGCTACAAGTCTTACCCCCTCAGTAGAAAAGAAGGAAGATGGAACAAGAGAAGCTATCTGGTGGCAATATTACGGAGAAACAACTAGACAGCGTAAATTATTAGATGCACAGGTTATTTATATTTCGTATGCTAAATCTAATACAGTTGCTAGAACATCATACTGTGAAAGATTAGTTCGTTCATACAATTTGCTCAAAATAATGGAGCACTCAAGAATTATATGGAACGTAATGAATGCTCAGTATCGTATTAAAATGACAGTTCCTATAGGGAGTAAATCCCCACAAAAGGCGAAAGAAACCCTAGGTGAACTGATGTCAGTATATAAAGAAGATATTAAGCTAGATACATCTTCAGGAGAATTAGCTATAAACGGAAGGCCAGATCTTCAGTTTTATAAAAATTATCTATTCCCTCAAAGTGGGGGTGAAAGCACTAAGGTTGAAACAATTAATGCACAAGGACCGAATCTGAATATAATGGATTCAGTAGTTTATTTCTATAATAAGCTAAGACAAGATTCAAAAATACCTTTCAATAGATTTTCTGCTAGATTTGGTATGGGTGCAGGTAATGCTTTTAAAATACCAGCAGATGGAACAGAAAGAGACGAAGTAAGATTTGCAAAATTCATAACTAGACTTAGATCTATATTCCAGGAGATAGTTATTAAGCCATTATGGATACAAATGTGCCTCGAGTTTCCGCATTTAAAAAATGATTCTGAATTTAGAAGTCAGATAGGGGTAAAATTCGAGAGTGATAATACATTTGGAGAATCTAGAGAAATAGAGCAACTAATAAAACATATAGACTTCATCAATTCATTAGCGGAGATCAAGGAAAATGTAAACGACGAAGAAGTACAGTTTTTCAATCAGGATTTCCTAATAGAGAGATGGGCAGGTCTAAATTATGAAGACATCATAACCAATAAGATATACAAGGAGAAAGAGAAAGCTGCTGGTGAGTCAGTTCCTTCTAATGAAGGAGCCCCTGAAGAGGAGACGGCAGCTGAAGAAACACAACCAGCAGCAGCTGAAGAAACACCAGCAGCAGCAGCTGAAGAAACACCACCAGCAGCTGAAGAAACACCACCAGCTGAGGGTTAATAAGCTACACATTCCGCATAATTTATCAGATTTAAGAAAACTTAGGTTTTTTAGTACTATAAAATAAATACATGCTGCATTTTTTTGTATCTGTATAAATTTCTACATTTGTACTAAATATATCTACTATGAGGAATGAACTATCAACATTGATAGAAATTGAATCTGCATCTGGAAACGGCTCGCAGAAATTAAAACAGGATCTAATAAAAGAAAATAGGAGCTCCTATTTGGAGTATATTTTAAAAGTTGCACTTGATCCTTTTCTCACAACTAAACTTCATAAGTTAGAGGTTATAAAGGAATCACCGTATCTAGTTAATTATGATCACTTTGAAAAATTTAAGGATCTTACATCTAGATTATTTAATGCTCCAGCAGCAAATGATAAGCTTAGAGAAGAAGCATTTGAGCTTGTAAATTGTATAGATCTTCCCTACGAGCACAGAAAAATGCTGGGAAAGGTTTTAACAAAAAGACTTAATATAGGAATAGGAGCCAAACTTATCAATAAAGCTTTTCCTACAGATCTCATACCTGACCCCAGTCTTATGTTAGCACAAGATGACGAGGACGAAATAAACAAATGGGATCAAATTATATGTGAAGAAAAATATGATGGAGTAAGAGTAATAGCTTTTATATCAGGAAAAGAAGTTAAATTTTTCACAAGAGCCTTCAACGAAATACCTTCTCATTATTTGGAAAAAATATCATCACAGTGTTTATCATTAATAGAAAATTCAGGATTAAAAGGCGATTGGTTTTTTGATGGTGAATTAACAGATCTAAACAGAAAAAGCGTATCTGGGAAGGTTACACAAATGTTAAAAGGAAAACCATTACCCTCAATAGGAGATGATCTAATATTTAATATTTTTGATCTGGAAGATACAGAGACTCTAAAAACAGGTAAAGGTATCATACCATTTGAAGCAAGAAGAAAGACACTGGAGGGGGTTTTTAGCTCCTATACTGAATCTTCTCTATCATTAGCAGAATCTTTCTTAGCTAAAGAAAAAGAAGACATATACGTCTATTATAAATCGATAGTAGATAAAGGCGGGGAGGGGATTATTTTAAAAAACCCTGCACATGTCTACGAATGTAAAAGATCTAAAAATTGGATCAAATTAAAGGAGGTTAATGAATGTGATCTAATTATTAAAGGATGGTATCCAGGAGAAGGTAAAAGAGAAGGATTTATAGGTGGATTTATATGTGAAGACCTAGAAGGAATAGTTAAGGTAAAAGTAGGATCAGGTTTCACAGATGAAGATCTTAAGGAACTTAGTAAAGATCCAGAATCGCATATCAATAAAATATGCGCAGTTCTATATAATGTTATCATAAGTGACAAAAATGGAAATTGGTCTCTATTTCTACCTAGATTTGTAGATATAAGAAATGACAAAACACAACCGGACGATTTAAAAGAAAAATGTAAATGATTCAGGAACTATTAACAGAAAAGCTCAGACCCAAAGAACTGAAGCACATGATTCTACCTTCTAGAATAAAAAATTCATTCGAAGGTGGACTACAGCAAAACGTTTTACTATCAGGATCTCCAGGATCTGGTAAGACCAGTATGGCAAAAATACTAATGAAGAATCATCCGCACATTTTTATAAATGTGTCGGACGAAAGCTCAGTAGAAACTATCAGAACAAAGGTACATGATTTTTGCTCTACTGTTTCTATCATGGACGGAGCTAATAATATAAAAATAGTAATACTAGACGAGTTTGATGGTGCTTCCGAACAATTTTACAAAGCTTTAAGAGGAACCATTGAAAAATATGCAAAGGGTACAAGATTTATTGCCACGTGTAATTACCTAAACAAAATACCAGATGCAATAAAATCAAGATTTGAATTATATGATTTTGATCCGATAAACAAACAAGAGGAAGAAGAAATACAGCAACAATGGAAAGAAAGAATAAGCAAAATTCTTACTGCTATTGGAATAGAACATGAGGATAAAAGTTTAGATCTTTTTACTAAAAAGTATTTCCCTGATATGCGTTCCGCTCTGAATACTATTCAAAGATGGAGTATAGACGGAGTTAAGGATTTAACAGAATCTAAAATTAATGAGGTTCTTTGGGATCACGAGGAGATTTTTAATTTAATATTTGATTCCCCCGACCCAGTAAAAAATTACCAATATATTGTTGGTCAATATTCAGCAAGAACTGACGAAGCTATGAATTCATTAAGTTCCGATTTTATTAAATGGATACAAGATAAAAAACCACAGAGGTCTAATCTTATACCTGGGATCCTTATCACTGTTGCTAAATATCAAGCAGAAAGAAATCTTGTTATAGATCCTGTTGTTAGTCTTTTAGCTCTAGTTTTCAGCTTACAACAAATGGTACATAAAAATGCCTAGTATACTACTCATTAAGAGACAAAACCTTATCTAATGAGTAGTATACTAGGCATTGTAAACAGTCTAAGATACATTTAAAGTAATAAGTAAACAATTTGAGATACATTTAATATAATAAAAAAACATATGAGAGGAAAAATAGTTATAGTAGGACCAGGAGGTTCAGGGAAGGACTTTTTGAGAAAGAAGATGCAGAGGAAAGGATTCTCCTATGGGGTTTCTTTTACATCTAGACCACCAAGAGAGAATGAAACAGAGGCGGTAGATTATTATTTCAGAGATCCAGACTTTTTCGAGATAAACAAAGACATGTTTTTAGAAAAACAAACTTTTAATGGATGGAAGTATGGAATTTCAAAAGGGGAATTCTCAGTAAAGAATCTTTTCATACTTAGTCCTTCTGGACTAAGATCGCTTAGCAATGATTATAGATCTGAATGTTTTGTAATATATCTTAATCCCCCGTTAAATATAAGAAGAGAAAGATTATCAGAAAGGAATGATGCTGATAATGTTGAGAGAAGGATCTTAGCAGATGATGAGGATTTTTTTAATTTTCAGGACTATGATATACAAATAAAAAATGAGGACTTTTAAATGATAACAGTACTGTGTGACGGCAACTACATATTCCATAAAACATTTGGAATATTTGCAGGATTTGGGGGAAAAAGCCCAGGAGATGTTCTTTCTTCCGAAGCTGAAAGAAATATGTTTCTTAGAAAGGTGATGACAGACCTTTGCTATTCCCTAGGACAAATACCAGATATTAGTAAAGTAGTCTTCTGTAAAGATTCAAGATCATGGAGAAAGGATTACAAAATAACAAGAAGCATTTACAAAGAAAGCAGAATAAAAAGTGAAGGTGTTGATTGGGGATCATTTTTTAAGCTTATGGATGAATTCGGAGAATTTCTAGAGGAGAATGGCTACATATACAGCAGATTAGGAGGTGCAGAAGGTGATGATTTAATATGGGCATGGTGTGATCATCTTAAAGATAAGGAAGACTGTGTTGTTGTTCTAAGCGGTGATAAAGATATGCACCAATTAGTTAGATCAAATGATAAGAATTGGACTGTTATATGGAATAGCAATTCTAAAAATAATAAATTTATTGTATCTGAAAATTGGAAATTGTCTGAATCAACTGAACCTACGATATTTGATGTTACTCCAATTTCTGGATCAAGTGATTCTAAGATTGATAAACTTCTATCATCTTGTACAATAGAAAAAATTCCGATTAAAGAATACGTTTTTAAAAAAATCTTAACTGGTGATAAAAAAGATGACGTTCCTGGTGTTTTTCCTCATGCTACTAAAAACGGAAAAATATCCAATATAGCTGAGGGAAAAGCTCAAAAGATCTGGGATTTATATCTGGAGTCTGCCTGGTCTAAATTCACTATGGAAGAACTTTGGATGAACGAAGAATTCTTAGAATGGATATCAGGTCTTTGCCTTAGATTACTAGGACAAACTGATAACAAAGAAAACAGAGATAGATTTAAACAATACTACGAGGAAAACGGTAGATTAGTTTGGCTTCACGAAAATGCACTACCAGAAGATATGGTAAAAAGTCTAAAATCTCATGTTAACTTTCTGGAATTAAAACCAAGATTAAATTCTCCGTTAATAGACAAGAAAACCATGATAGAAAAATCTCCATGGTCTAAGGATACTACACCTCCAAAAGGATTTGACCCATTTGAACTTTTCAACTAATGAATAATCCATACGAATTAATAAAAGCATTCCATACAAAAGAATGGGATAAAATTAGTGACAGGGATAAGTCTAGGAATTTTTTCATGGTAAACAGAATATGTTCAATTTCATATCCTCTACAAGCTAATTCATTCAATAGATTAAAAATACAACCAGAAAAGGTAGTTGACTTTTGGAAGGTTCTAATCACGCACCATAATAAAAAATCACCAGGCTGGATTTGGACTAAAACAATAAAGTCAGAGAAAACAAAAGAGGAAATCAAGTATAAAGATGAGATAATAGATTTCATAAAATCCAAATATGAGATCTCGGATAGGGAAATAAGCGAGATGATAGATTTTTTCCCGTCGAAATTTAATAATTTCTACAAAGAGATAGAATCTCTTCTAAGTTGAGATTGATGATTCCTATCCGGATATATAAAGCAAAATACCTCCGGAATGAAGGAATTGAACCAAATTACGATAAAACAGCTTTTAGCCTCAAATACTATTGGGGCAAATAATTCTATAACGAATTCAAATTTTTCTCAATTGAATGAAGCTATTCAATTGATTAATAACGCTTTCGGTATATCCATACAGGATAAGTCTATGAATTTCCCATCAGGGAAATTAAATGTAGGTAGCCTTAAATCCAATCTTATAAGACTTCCTATATCTGGAAATACTTCCATACAACTAAATGGTAGTAACGGAGATATACTGTCTAATGGAATTAATACTGTTAATGATGTTTTTGTAGGAAGACATGCTATAATAGGTAACCAGAATACAGGAGGAAGATTAAGATTAATCACTGATCGAACATATACAGATCCAACTATTCAACCTGGACTAATAGGACAGGTAAGATTCATAGGAGATGATTTTCAGGGGTATCTACAATACGGGGAAGTAAGAGCAAGCTATTCTTTTGATATAGGATCCACAGGAACTACTGGACAAACCATTTCAGTTCTTTATAACGGAACAACCGCAGGATCTGCATCATGGAATTTTAACAATACATTAACAGCCCAACAATTAGTAGCTGCAATTATTGCAAATTCTACAGGTCCATGTTTAGCTGAATATTCTCTAAATACAGTAACTATACTTGCATTAGATGGTGCAGGATCATCTGCTAATACAGATACAGTTACTATTTCTGGATCTTTACCAGTAAGCTCTACAGGAGGAACTATGTCAGGTGGAGCAAACGGAACAGGTACTTGGGTTTCTTTTGTTAGTGCAACTGGAGGTTTAGGTCCTACTGGAGCTACCGGTCCTGCGGGTGCACCAACTGGATCAACTGGACCTACTGGAAATCAAGGACCTACTGGATCAATAGGAGCAACAGGACCAACAGGAGGGGGAATTACTGGACCAACAGGAGCTGGAGTTACTGGTCCAACAGGAGTTACTGGTCCAACAGGAATTACTGGTCCTGCAGGAGCTACTGGGGGTCAAGGATCAAAGGGAAGTGCAGGTAATAATGGAGCTACCGGACCAACAGGACCAACAGGTTCTAAAGGCTCAACTGGAACTAGTGTTACAGGTTCAACTGGACCAACAGGTGCTACTGGATCAGTTGGGGGAACAGGTGCTACTGGGACAACAGGAAGTAGCTGGTACGCAGGAATTGGTGCTCCACTCTCAGGATTAGGATCTAACGGAGATTTATATCTTGATGGTGATGATGGAGATGTATGGGTCAAAGCTGGAGGAGTTTGGGGGCTTAGCTATAATTTAAAAGGAGTTACAGGATCAGGAACTACAGGGGCTACAGGAGATAATGGAGCTACGGGAGCAGCAGGAACTACTGGTGCTACTGGAGCAGGAACTACCGGTGCTACTGGTGCTACTGGTGCTACTGGAGTATCAGGTACACCAGGAACAATGCCTTATATAGATTTATCGAATTTTTCCAGCTCACAATCTTTAACTTCAGGGGGAAATATTCCAATAAGATTTGATACTACTAACTTAATAGATCCATTATTTTACGCAACAGGGGATTACGTCCCTAGCGGAGTAACAGGAACATACATAGAAATATCAGTATCAGGAAAATATTTTCTAAGTTATAAGGTAGGTATAAATAATCAGACAGCTTCTGCTAGTTCTTTGGTTACGACAAAATTAATGAGAAGCACTGCCACACCAGCAGAGGTAACAAATTTTAGAGGGTACATTACAATAGAAGATGTAGCAGGAGGAGAAAATCCATACTCAACTTCAGTTGTTACCGGAATTCTGGATGCAACTGCAGGTGATAGATTCTGGGTTAGAACTGAATATGATGCTGGCGGTGTAGGGATTTTAAACATAACATTAACAGATACAGGTATATCTATAATGGCACTTCAGGGTCAAATGGGACCTACTGGAGCATCTGGAGCTGCTGGTGAAACTGGACCTGCTGGAGGACCCGTTGGACCTACTGGTCCTACTGGAGCATCATCTACTGGAGCTACTGGATCAACAGGTGCTACAGGTGCTACTGGATCTAGTACTACTGGTTCTACTGGACCTACTGGACCTACTGGTGCTATAGGTGCTACTGGTGCTACTGGAGGATCTACAATAGTAGCTATCACATACTCAGATTTTTGGGATCTAGTAAATACCAGCTCATTATCTCCTGGTACTGTCTATGGAATATCTGATTTTGAAACTGTACATTATATACTAGAAACCAGTCCTCCAGTAATAAACACAGGAACACAGGAAACCATATTTGTTACCGCATTAACAAATCAATATTTTGACAAAAGAGTAGTTTCTAAAAATAATTCACAAGACTTAATATACTGGGATCCAGATCCTGCTAATTTTTATAGTGATGCAGCTTTCAGTGATCCATTATCATCACCTAATCAAATAGTTCCTGGGTTTAAAGGAGTCATTACGTACAGGAAAGACACAGTTAAAAACATAGAAGCAGGATTTGATTGGAGGGAGTTTAAATTTAGAAGATGGAGTTTAAACACAACAACATATTCTGCTATATGGACTGGGGGAACTAGCTACAGTCCGGGTGACATAGTTAGATCTGGATCTGGAGCTACAACAAGAAGCTGGTACTTATGTACACAGGCGGATGCTTCTTCTGCACTAGCACCTTATTTAAACACTAACGGAAGATGGGTAAAAATAGTGGATATAGAGTTTCCTTACATATTTGTTCAACCAGCAAACTATACTTTTATAGTTGGAACAGTACCTCTATCAGTAACTATTGCATTTGATCCTTCCACATTCATAGATGTACCAGCGATAGACCCAAATG